AGCGATCTTGGCGAAGAGATGGATGGTCTTAGCAAATGAAAATTTACCACAAACTGCTCGACAATTGGCTTTCATTCATGATGAACTACAATTTGAAGTCGAGGAAAAAGATCTAGAAGATCTAAAATTCTTATTAGAACTAACAGCTGTACAAGCAGGAGAGTTCTATAACTTACGCTGTCCAATAGCTGCTGAATCAGTCAGTGGTGAGAATTGGGCAGACACACATTAACCACCTATGAAATTATTAATTGATGCAGACTACATCGTATATAAGTGCTGCGCTGCGGCAGAGACTGAAGTTGACTTTGGTGACGATGTTATCCTTGTCACTTCTAACTTTAGTGACGCATATAAGGCTACCATTGGAGAACTTACCAAAATTAGAGACAAATTTGGGTCATTCTCTGATCTAGTATTATTCTTTTCTGATACTATAAATTTTCGGAAAAAAATTCTACCCGATTATAAAGGGCATAGAAATCGTAAGAAGCCCTGCGGTTATAAACGTGTGCAGGAGGCACTAAAGAAACAATATAGAGTTATCATTAGATCAGAACTCGAAGCTGATGATGCACTAGGTATATTTGCTACAAAATATCCAGGTAACATAATTGTTTCACCTGATAAAGATATGAAGCAGATACCAGGAAGATTATATAACCTAGATGAAGAATTCACAATCACCAAGGAGGCAGGTGCTCAGTGGCACTTAATCCAATCTCTAGCAGGTGATCAAACAGATGGATATTCAGGAGTACCTGGAATTGGCGTTAAAAGAGCAGAAGCTCTCTTTAAGAAAGAAGGGTATTCTTGGAAAACTGTATTAGGAGCATTTAAGGATAAAGGTTTAACTGAAACAGATGCTCTTGTTAATGCTAGACTTGCACGTATACTAACAGCAGATGACTATGACTTCGACAAACAAAAACCAATACCTTGGACCCCCTCCTCCGATTACCAAGTTGACGATGGAACAGGATCTACAGATAAGGATACTGGAGGATAAGTTAAAAGCAATATACCATGATAGAAAAGAAGAGATAGTAACTCTCTTCCTTGCATTACAGAGGCAAAACTTTGTAATGGGGAATTCACTAAAAAATTTAATAGACCATTGGCCACATGAAGAAATCGTTTTTATCCACTCAGGCGAAAGAATTCCGAACCAAGTACAACCTGAAAAATTCACACGATAGAATTACAAGATCCTATCAGAAAAATTTAATTGTTGAAGAGTTTAAAGAATTCTTAGAGGCTGAAGGGTTTCTATTTATGCATGGTAAAAATCACCAAGAATATGCATTAAAAGAGCTAGCTGATCTAGTATATGTATGCTATCAGTATGCAGAGAACATGGGATGGTTCTTGGATGAAGCCTTGGATCGTGTACATGAATCAAATATGTCCAAACTCGGTGAGGACGGTAAACCAATATATCGAGAAGACGGTAAGGTTCTTAAAGGACCAAACTATAAACCACCTATACTAGAAGATTTATTCTAATGACTGCTGAACTTATATCTCGCACAGGGCGGGTCCAATCATGGTTGGATAATCCTGAATCAAGACTTCCTGTGAGTTGTACGGTTTTTGTCGTCGAAGACTCCATGGAAGGTCCAGAAGGCATAGAGGCTAGCTGGAGATTCGTGTCTCATGGATTAAGGCATGGGGCAGGATGTGCTGTACACTTGTCTAAGTTACGTCCTAAAGGACATGAGAATGGTAAAGGATTGACCGCTAGTGGTCCAGTATCTTTTGCTAGAATATACTCCGCATTGAACGAAACTTTACGTCGTGGAGGAGTCTATAAGAATGGTGCTGTAGTTATACATTTGGATGCAGACCATGCTGATATTGTAGAATTCATTACTACACCCAGATCCGAACTACCATGGGTTAAGAGATGTGTTGATCTCGATCCAGGTATGTGGAATCAAATGGATACCAATACTAAAGAGGCTTTAATTTATGGAATCAGATCAGGAGACATCTGGCTCAACAAAATCAAATACAACAAAGCAGGGCAAAGGATCTTCGGAAACGTGTGTCTTGAAGTTTACCTGCCCTCACGAGGAACTTGCTTGCTCCAGCATGTCAATCTCTCAGCCTGTGATACACGGGATATCAAAAAGGCTTTCGCTCAAGGTATGTCCGAGTTGTGCGATCTCCATGGCCGAACAGGTGTTGGAGGGACTGGAGAGTACCTACCCCCGGAGGTCGATAGGCAAGTCGGGCTCGGAATGCTTGGATTGGCCAATTTCCTACGAAGGAACGGTGTAACATATGAGCAATTCGGTCAAGCTTTATTAGCTGTTAACAACAGATTACCCCATGAACAGAATGATGCATTAGAAATAGCATTTGCTTTGAGAGAAGGTATAGAAGGCGCAGCATATATAGCTAGAAGTAATCACATGGAGAGAGCTTTTGCTATAGCTCCTACCGCCTCTTGTTCATACAGGAGTGAGGATTTAGATGGGTATACAAGTACCCCGGAAATAGCACCTCCAATAGCCCGTACTGTTGATCGTGACAGCGGAACATTTGGAGTACAAAGATATGATTATGGCGAAGTTGAGATCGCCTCGGAAGTAGGATGGGACGCATACAAGCGTGTAGCAGACCAACTGATGATAATGCTCGACAAGACGGGACTTCTTCACGGCTACAGCTTTAACTCTTGGAGTGATGTTGTAGAATACGATAACCAATTCGTGGAAGAGTGGCTGCTATCACCGCAGACCTCCCTTTACTACTCCCTGCAAGTAATGGGCGATGTACAGGATAAGAGCGATGCGTATGCAGCATTAGATAAATCCGAAGTCGATGATTACTTACAGGATATTCTCGGAAACGAGCCAATAACCTGTGACTGTCAAGAATAATGAGAAAACATCCTTATCAAAAACTATTAGAAAGAAAAAGAACCTGGACACCAGTTAAACCCACCAAAGGAGTTATAAAAGAAGGTGCAGAAGAAACCATCAAACGTGCTCTCGCAGTACGTCATATGGAGCTACCAGTTGGAGAATTTATTCGTGAGGGACTTGAAAAAGAGGTTCCCTCACTTGCTCGGGAGCTTCTTGAATCGAACGTTAAAGACGAGATTAAACATGATCTTGCACTTGGATACATAGTAAATGCTTATGGTATCAAGGAAGATGCAAAAGAAGAATTGGAGGCGAAGAGGTTAAGAGATGCTTGGATTTCACATCCTGATCATACAATTACCAAAGCTCTGGTCGCAGAACGGGCCATCTTCTTCGTTCTACTCCCTTTCTTTAGGT